ATCACAGCTAATACTAACAAAGGCGAAGCTCAGCTTGATATCGACTGCGCCCGAAAGGTAGCAGAATTTATCCAAGTGCTACAGCCTAAGCATTTTACTCTTGAGAATGTAGAAGCTTACCGCAAATCCAAATCGTTCCATTTGATTGTTGAGATACTTCACAAGATTGGATATTTTTGCAATTGGCAAGTACTAAATGCTGCTGATTTTGGAGTGCCACAATCTCGCCGTCGCTTAATTTTAATCGCTGTTAAAGACGGCTTTATTCCTGCATTGCCACAACCTGAAAAGCATATTGGATGGTACGAGGCGATCGCTGATAAGGTTCATGATTTGCCTGATAGCAAACTGGCGGATTGGCAGTTGAAAGCTTTGCCTAGTGAGATTAGGGAGCATTTGTTGATTGATAACAGAAATAGCACACCACCAGTCACAATAAAAAACGGAAGTGAAACAGCTTTAACTCTTACAACTTCAACGACTACTAGGGATTTAAAAGCCATCTTAATCGAAAACACAGGCGCAAGAAGCGATCGCGAACTCCAAACCCGCGCCGCCGATGAGCCGTGTTGGACATTGAGAGCAATGGGGCAGGACGGGCATTATCACAGGGCTAATGCTTTGCTAAATGCTCGTATCGTAGCTCTAGACATTGCTTGCTTAGCTCGTTTACAGTCGTTTCCTGATAACTATCAGTGGAGTGGCAAAAAGTCGCTAGATGGCAAAATTATCGGTAACTCAGTACCACCCCTGATGTATCAAAAGATTTTGCAATCGATCATTCAATAAAAATCAGCGATTGCCCCATGACAAGCGATCGCTGAAACCCGAATAACTGCATTTCTACCAAATATTAAACCATGAAATATCTACTAATCCTCGCATTGCTTTCTATTTCCACCCCTGCGATCGCACAAGTTAACCGCACCGTTGGCAATGGCTTCTCTGACCTTGGTAAAATCACAGCTAGAAGCAATCAAGAGGCTTCTAGGCTATGCCGCAAGAAAGGCGGTAACGTTGTGATTAAGACTGGTAACAGATACACTTGCCACTATTTCCAGAGGTTAGCAAAATGATCGAAATATATTGGTTAGGCGATCGCTTTCACTGCACTGATAAAAAGCTAGAAGCCACGCATCAATTGGTGTTAGAGAGTAAATCAAACTCTAAACATATTTGCCAAAAGATGCAGAATTTAGGTTTTGACCTTGAAATAATCTGTCGTGATATATTCCCTAGAAATCAGATGTTTCTTGACAACTTAACTTTTTACCCCAAGAACTTACCAGTTGTTTGCAAGGGATTTACAATCAAAGAGATGGGAACTGGCTTTAATGTTTGCTTCAACCTAATCGGTTACACTGTCGCCGCAAATAATCTAGGGATAGCTTTGCGGATATATGGCGGCTCATTTCAAGGTTGTTTGCATCCTTTATTTTACAAGGCTTTAGAGAATTACTTCCTAAGTGAGGGTATTGAAGTTTATAAACAATGTCCTTACTTTGCGGATTCGCAATATCTTAAATGCACCGTCAATCCTACGACTCCATGCAAGCAATGTGATGAGTCTCCACAGCTATTCAAAAATACTTCTATCGAATGGATTCAGATCGGCGCTTGGCAGCATGTTCTTAAATATCGGGATGTGCAAGGTTTAATTTATGCTTAAAGTAACAATCACCCCAGACCACATCGGAGAAAACCATGACAGAACTGCAACTCAAACGATTAAAAGACCTCGCTTTTCGCTTGGCTAAGGCTAGTTTTAAACACGATCGCTACTACGGCTGGACGGTTAATCAACTGCACACTTTCTTTAAATATGCGACCGATTATCCCAAATGGAATAACCTAGAGGATGTCTACGACCTTATCTCTGAGTATTCCACTGAGGTCGTGGATTATGCTCATTTAATGGGTAATAGGCTTGAACGAGCAAAGTTAGATCGCTTTGTTGATACAAGAAGCCAATCAGAAGATTGTACCGAGGCGGAGCTAGAAGCCTATGATAATTTGCGCTTTGAGATAGCAGATAGGGTAAGCAATGCTTTTTCTTGTTGTTTGCACATTGCCTTTGATGTGGTAACAGAACCTTGGGTCGGCGGTGTTTTAGGCTTTACTGTTGGAGATTTAAAACGAGCTTATCCTAAAGGTTTTCCAAATTGGTTTAAAGAAAAATTTACTGTCGATTTGGACAGTTTGCCTAGCACTGAATATTTAACTTTGTGAAGGCATGAACTTAACACCACTTCCCAGAGAATCCCATCAACAGTTTTACGATCGCCTTGTCAGAGATGATCTATTAAATTAAATCTTGAGGACAATCTGCGATAATAAAAGTGTTAAGTCACAGAACCACTGCCATGAAAATGAAACCTAAGCCCAAAGGTAGTAAGCCCAAGCCTAAGCCTTATAAGTAAGCAAAAAGAGAGAGCGATCATTGCGATCGCTCTCTCTTTTTGCTGTGGGTTATTAATTAATCCAATTCGCGATCGCCGCTGTCATGCCTAAATCAACTCCATCGCTACCCATTGGAGTAGCGCTTTGAATGTGTCTACATTTTGCAAGTCTAGCCAGTCGTCTGCTTTTTGTGTAAAGCCGTCGGTTACTTTTGAGGGGGTATCCCATCTTTCAGTCATCAAAGCCCATCCCAAGTTAATAACTATATCTGCAAGATATTTTTGAGGCATAGCCACAATCTCAGCCTCAAGCCAATCAGGGATCGGCGCTGTTGATGCGTAGTGGTTTACGGGTTTAGTCATCACAATAAACCTCAGTCATTCCTACAATTGGTTGCGATTCAATTACAAATAGGCATTTTCGGCTTACCTTATTGCCATAATGAAATACTGGAATACTCGCTATTGCGATATTGCGAGAAATCCAGTATTTTTCGCAATATTGGATTTGTGTCATGGGTTAAGCAACCTCTCTACGAGCGATCATCTTTTGCACCTTAACCAAAAACTTGTATTGCTCCCTTTGAGCGTCTTGCAAAGCGGCGGCGCGTGGATTCGATACTGTGCAATAGATGTTAGCCATGAGAGAACCCATAACGGTTTGAATCTCATTAGTAAATTTTGCGGCACATTCGATTTTATCGAGATTGAATTGATTGGCAAAATTTTGATTGTATTCCCAAATCATGCACTCATGCATAGAGCGTGAAGCTCTTACAAAGTCGCCTTTAGCGATCGCCGATTGGCATTGGGTTTTCTCATATTCGTGGTTTTCTCTCAAGTCTTGCAACTCTAATGCGATTGCGTTTTTGATTGGTGCGAGTTGTGCTGCTGTAGTCATTGCTTTTTCCTGTGTTATTGCTTTCTGTATATACATTACTACCCTTTTGAGGGATAGTCAATACACAAATGATTAATATTGTCACTGCTTTTCGCATAATTGTATAAGTAAAAAGTATCCTTTTAGGGGGTAGTAGATAGTATAGTGATTAAGAGTAATGAGGTAACAAGTAAATGAGTGGATATTTCCAAATTGGTATCTACCAAGGCAAGACAGAACCAAATATAGGAACTTTGTGGCGAAGCGCTTACCAGTTGGGCGCTAGTGGTGTTTTTACTATCGGGAAAAGATACAAGCATCAAGCCAGTGATACGTACAAGACCGAAAGGCAGATCCCATTAGTGAACTACCGTGACTTCGACCACTTTCTTGACAATCGTCCAGTCGGCTCTCAGTTGATTGGTGTTGAGATGGGTGGTGCTGCATTGCGTGAATTTAAGCACCCAAAGACTGCGATCTATTTACTAGGTAGTGAGGATAACGGATTACCTAACGAAGTTAGCGCCCAATGTCAGCACATTGTATCTATCGAATCTGTTAACACCGCCTCCTATAATGTGGCTGTTGCTGGTAGCTTAGTAATGTATTCAAGGATGTTTATGTAATGAAAATAGTTAGAGAGAACGTGGTAACTACATCTTTGTTGGAGCATGAAGGAGAGATTTATGTTCGCACCGAAGATCCTTGTAATATCTATTGGAATAAAGAGATGGAAACTCATTTATACGAGTACTTTAAACCTAAGAGTAGATGGCAAATTCGTATTAAGTGCGAGTGGCGTAATTGTGAGTTGCCAGAATTAGAGCGCAAATACCAAGAACTAAAATCATGCAACTAAATCTCAAGCGCTTACGCAAGGCGCGATCGCTCACTCAAGAGCAACTGGCAATTCTTTGCGATACTTGGTTAAAGAGTAAGAGCAATGCGACAACTATGCATAAATGTAGTTTACGCAAAATCCAAAAGTTAGAGCAGGGTTATTACAGGTTCTTGGAATTTGACCTAATTGACGCGCTTTGCAGTGTACTCAACTGCAAAGCTGGCGAGTTGATTAAGGTAGAGAGGCTTTAGAGCATGACTAACACGATCTCAATCCGAAAGAAAGTCGCTGAGCTTTGCGGGTTTACTGGTGATTATCAAGAATTTGTTTTAGATGGACTCTGTGGAATTAACGACAGATCAACCGTTAGAAACCCTCTTGATGGCAGTAAGCAATATATTCCAGTGCCAAAATATGATCTATCCCTAGACGCAATCACTAGAGCTTTTGATGATCATAGGTTGACTTATGTTTTGCAAAAAGGCGTAGCAGATAATGGTGATATTGGCTATTTTGCTTCTAATCCTAAAGGCGAAAAGTACTCTGATACAGCAGCTAAAGCCATGTGTTATCTATTTATTCACTGTATGGAGAATAATGATGGCTACAAGTCAGACTGAAGTTAGTATAAACAATAGGTTGTACCTAGAAAAAGCCAATGAAGAAGTCAGCAAAATTGTCATTATTCCTGAATGGCAAAAGCTTTTGAGAAGTTTTGAATGTGAGCTTAGCGCTACCAAATATTCTTTTGATGGATTAAGAGCCATAGAAATGGCGATCGCCGCTAACCCATTGTTAAACAATGAAGATCGATTGGTACTTGTTCAAGAATTTATAAGTAAAAATAACCATGAGTGACACAGAAAAACAGCCAGAAAAACAGCGCATCCCGATCGCCATTTCATCACAGCAGATGGAAGATCGGTATAGGGTAGAAGCATCTCGCGCAAAAGCTCAGAAGATGGGTGCTAGTTCTAGGATTTTGAGGTTATTTGAAAATGACGCTAGTTGACCACGAAATCGAAAAGCTTTGCGAAGAAAAAGGCGTTATCGTGCCATTCGACAAAGCAATGCTTAACCCACAATCACTCGATGTGCGGATAGGCTACACGCTGAAAACTGAGAACAACTGGCTTAAGCGATGGTGGACAGGTCAAGAGTTTACTACTCACGACTTAACCAATTACTCAGAATCAAACCCGTTTTGGGTATCGCCACTAAGTTTTATTCTGACTTGTACCTACGAGACTTTCAATATGCCGAGTAATTACTCAGCAGAGTTTAGACTTAAGTCAAGTAGAGGGCGATCAGGATGGGGGCACGTTTTGGCAGTATGGATTGATGGTGGGTTTAATAATTCAAAGCTGACCTTAGAGTTGCTAAATCACCGTATTTGGGCTTGGCAACCTATTTATCCACTTATGCGAATTGGTCAAATTGTTTTTGCTGAGACGGCTTATCCTAGGCATGATTACTCAGAAACAGGGCGGTATAACAACGATTTGGATACGCAACCAGCAAAACCAGAGAAGAGAATATAAAAAGATGATCGTCAAGATTGAAGACATCCAAGCATGGCTAGCGCAAAAAGCTCTTTGGGATAGCCAGAACATTGAAAGCATTGAGTTCACGCTAAACGGCGAACCATATAAACCGCAAATGTTTTGGACTGATGCCGACGGTAATCCAACTGACCCGATCGCCGCAGATAATTTTAAATTTATGGGCTGTTGCACCCATAGCATTTTTGAGATGATTGTTGGGGATTTGAAATAATGAGTTGGACGTATCGAATCTCAAAGCAAACCCTTGAAAATGGCGATGAGTTGTTTGCTATCCGCGAGTTTTACCCAAATAGTAAGGGCGAATTAACCAGTTGGAGCCACGAAGAAGTAACACCTGTTGGCACAACACTGGAAGATCTAAAAGGCGAGTTAGCACTGATAATGCAGTGCTTGGACAAGGAAGTAATTGATATTGGTGGTGAAGACAATGAAAAAATGGTACGCGATGTTTGAGGATCGAGGCTCAAACTGCATTGCTTATGGCGGATTTGACACTGAAGACGAAGCGAAAGCTATGTTTGGTGGAAGGGTTAGCTATGCAATGCTTATCCCAGACGATAGATTGGTTGTTTATCCAGATTATCGCACCGCAAAGTCCTGTATAGGAATAGGACTTTGCGGTGCACATGGCACGGGCAAAACCACACTAGCGAACGCCTTATCGCAAAAGCTAGGGATTCCATATATCCCTATTGATGCGAGTAGTGTGTTTTTGGAGTATGGTTTCCACCCGTCCGACAAATTGGATATCCGCACTAGGTTGTTTTTGCAACAAAAGATTTTGGCTAAAGCTGAAGACATCTGGTTTGAAGTTGACGAACCTAGCTTTATCTGCGATCGCACACCGTTGGACATGGCTGCTTACTTGCTTACTGATGTTGGCAATGGTGAGTTAGATAAGCATACACAGTCTGAGGTTATGGACTATTTGCAAAATTGCTCTAATGTTACGGCTCGGTATTTTGACAAAATTGTATTAATTCCTCCCGCAATCCCTTTTGTCGAGCGTGAGTACAAAGCAGCGATTAATCAACCGTTAATACTCAAGTTGCATACTCAGCTTTTGGGGATACTCAATTATTTGGATTTGCCTTATAAGGAGTTGCCAAAAGACTGCATGGAGTTGGGCGATCGCGTTGCTTTTGTTAAAGATTATCTCAATGAATCATGATGCTCTTAGAAATTGAACGAGCCAAGCTCATCGGCTTTTTCGATGCCCATCGCGGCTCTTACTCCTTGCGCTACATTGAAATATGCACTCAAATCAATACGAGCGCATTGCGCTTACTTCTTAACCAAGGCGCGATCGCATACGGTAACAGGCGATTGCATATTGAGTGCGTTGAGGGTAATTATCGCGCTATCCCTAAGCTACGTAAGGCGACACCAAAGGAGATGCGGGCGCGTGAGTTAAGTAGACTGCGTAATAAAGCTTTTGATCATGCTAGGGCGCGTGGTGTGTCTGTCGGCAAAGCTAAGTTGGCGGCTTGGAATGCTGTTTGTGATCTAGAATAAAAACACCGTAGATGTACGAGAAATATTTATGTATGGAATAGAAACTGAGGACAAGACTACAGCTTTAGCCAGTGCGCTTAGTTATTGGGTTTTTCGCTGTAGAGACAAGAGTAAAAGTCCTGCCATGGGCTTAAAAACATGGGAATATTTTCAAAGCAGTATCCAAAATGCTGCTATTCCCTCTCGCAATATCGACGACTACATTGAGAATTTAGCCAAGAAGCTAATTGTTGCACACCTCAACCCAAAAGAATGGACTCGCATAATCGCGCCAAAACAAGTGGTTTTACGGGCTACTGTGAATGACGATGGCAGTATGGGAGACATTCAACAGAAAGACTGCGATCAAAATATTGATCTTTGGTGGTTGGGATGGAACGACATTTTAGCCAAATTGAAATATACGCACGGGATAAGCGATCGCCATATTCTGAATATGTGCAAATCCAAACCTCACGTGATTACCACTTTTTGTCGCGTTCGCTTTGAAAGCGATCGCGCTTTGAATATTCCAGAAGAAACAGAAAATACTCTAGATGTAGAGGCTAATAATGCTTAATTACAACCCACACGATCGCCATAATATCAAGCTACACCTGCAAATCACATTGCTACAGCCCTTGTCTCATATCAGTGAGTCCGTAGGCAATCAAACCAATTTACGAACGATGAAAGTGACAGATTTAGAGGGAAATCCCTCTGAGGTGTTTTGTCTTTCTGGTAACTCGCTACGCAATCGTATTTTGAGACGCTGTGGTATTGATTCGTTCCTCTCTCAGATTGGTGTGCAAGTATCGCCAACGATGCATCACGCTCTATTTTGTGGCGGCGCGATTGATGGTGGCACGGGTAATGACTTAGATTTGGATAAAAAGATTAGACAGTTTTTGCCATGCCTCTCAGTGTTAGGAACTGCCAAACCTAAAGGATTGTTTGGTGTATCCGATGCTCAAATGGTGCACGGTCGGATCGCTGTTGGTGATGCTTATTTGGCTTGTGTAGAAAGTGCTGAATATATTTATCGACAGTTTCCTCCTGCGCTACCCATTGACGTAATTTCAGCGCTAGAGCAGATTATTGATGGTAAAGACTTACAGCATAGTCAACGAGTGAATCAATGGCTAGGAATTGATACCAAGGTTTCTCAATACGATCTAAAGGCATTGTTTGCTGAATGGATGCCGTTCTTGGGAGAAAGGCTTCGATATTATTCCGATTGGCTTACCTATAGCCAAAAGACAAGGCGCGATTCACTTCACGATCCTAACTTTGCAAAACATTTGATCGGCGCTACTCCAGAACCTCAAAAGATGATTTCTCAAGGCGATCTATTTGGTATAGTTTCGGAGCCTGAAACCAAGAAAGGTAAAAGCGAAAAAGCAAAGCCCGAAAAAGAGAAAAGCCAACAGATGATTATGGGTAATTGGCTACTCCAAACAGGTGCTACTTTATACTCTTATTGGAGCGCAAACGTCACCAGAATCGAAGAAGGATTTATTGCAGATGCTTTACTCAAGTTTGCAGAATCGCCATACTTGGGCGGTCAATTAGGAACGGGTTGCGGACTTTGCTCTATGCAGTTTTGGTTTGAGGCTGCGGAGGGCGATCGCGGTGAGTTTATGACGATTACTCCTCATGCTCAAAAGCTAAGCGATCGCGCTACTGAATCTCATGCAAGGTATAAAGAATACCTCGAAGATTACAAGGGCTTTCTAGCTGATTCTAAGAGCGATATTAGGAGTTTATTGAATGGATAACCTCCAAATAATTGCACACATGGCAACGCCGCTAGTCGCCTATGATGATTGGAGTCCTAGCTTCGATGCCCTGATTGAGTATCAATTGTTAGACCAATTAGGGTTAATCACGCCTAATCCAACGGCTGCGGATGCCGAAAAGAATCTGTTATTGATTTTTGATGAAATGCCGATCGCTCGGAAGACGCTCAAAGGCGAGTGGTATTGGGCCGTGAGTTCACCACACTACATCGAAAATCATCAACAAACTCAGCGTTACCGTAAGCGATGGGACAAGCAAGAACTACACCTTGATTGGGGTAAAAAGAAAGCTAAGGTTGATAGTTCGCAAGGGCATTTTAAAGCCTATGATTTACCACGATATGATCGCGAAATGCAGACTATACACTGGTTTGCGATTGGCAATGCTGACAAGATTAGCGAACTAATTCTAAATGTTACGAACCTTGGCAAGAAGCGATCGCAAGGTTGCGGACAGGTACACAAATGGGAAATACTTCCTTTTGAACATGATTGGCATTTGTGGAGAGGTGATAGTTTAGCCCGACCAATGCCAATTAATATGATTCCACAACCTCAATCTATCAATATGATGAACTGGGGGTGGCGAACACCGTATTTTCTGCAATCCAATAGAACTATGTGCTATATGCCAACGGATAATGTATGGAGAGAATAGAACGCGATGCATTCTTAGCTCATGCGACACTGCCAACATTTAAGCGCAAAGTTGAGAAAGCTAAAGAGATTATTCGAGAGGCTTTAGCGATCGCTCCTTCTTATGTTGCGGTGTCATGGGGTAAAGATTCAGTCGTAATGCTTCATTTGGTGCAGTCTATTTGTCCTGATATTTTGGCTTTTCACTATGGCAGTATTGAGTCAGCTACAGGGCTTGTTTCTAATTTTCCTGAAGTGATTGCAACTTATCGCAGTAAATTTCCTACCAATTATCAAGAGTTGATAGCATTACCAGAATGGGCTTTTACCCCTGATACCGTGCGCGATCGCATACAGGCAACTATAGATCCTAAGTTCAAAGTTGCTTTAGTTGGAGTTAGGGCGCAAGAAAGTAAAAAAAGGCGCAGTGCAATTAAACATTATGGGGTAATCCATCAATATAAA